TAAGATGATCATTGGTGAAGCTCGTGAAAAATTTGGCACTATAGCCGGGCCACAGGGTGGTGGCACACTGAATGGTGCCGCACTAAAGGCCGAAGCCAAAGCAGAAATTGATTCGCTAATTTTACAATTGGTAAACTACGTTGATGGATCACAACCCCTGACCTGGGTAATTGGTTAATACAGTATAGACAACCAGTCATAAATCTGTTATAATCATCAAATGGACCTGATGATTGATCTTGAGGGCTTGGGAACAGGCCCCGACACTACTATTCTTACCATTGCCGCACAGGCATTTGATCCGTTTGGCTCTGGCCANTANGAGCAATCATTCTATGCCAGAGTCACACTGGAAAGCCAAGAAACTCGTAGCATACANCAAGGCACNATAGACTGGTGGGCNACACAACCTGCTGTGGTGCGTGANGAAGCATTTGCNGAAGAAGANCGCATACCNTTNGATGAGGCACTGGATGGCCTAGGCCGGTTAATTTGGCATGCTAAACGTGTGTGGGCCCAAGGACCAACATACGACTGTAACATCCTAGAACATGCCTACAAAAGCTACAACAAACCCTTGCCCTGGCAGTACTACATGGTACGAGACAGCCGCACAGTATTCAGTCTATGGCCCGATCAACCCATGCCCCCGACCACACACCATGCATTAGAAGACTGCCGCAGACAAATTCACATGCTGCAAAATACACTTAAATATCTCAACGTTCAGGAGTTAAAATGATCATTGGCATCTGTGGATTCATTGGGTCTGGTAAAGACACCATTGCTGACTATCTTGTAAATTTACATCACTTTCGCAGAGAAAGTTTTGCTTCGACTCTTAAAGATGCTGTGGCCCAAGTGTTTGGATGGGATAGAACCATGCTGGAAGGCCGTACAAAAATGGCCCGTGAATGGCGCGAGCGTGTGGATCCATGGTGGGCAGAACGACTGGGCATGCCCACACTAACACCACGTTGGATCCTGCAATACTGGGGCACAGAAGTATGCAGAGCAGGATTTCACGATGACATCTGGATTGCCAGCCTGGAAAACAAACTGCGCCACAGCCAAGATGATGTAGTGATTTCAGACTGCCGTTTTCCCAATGAAATCCTAGCTATCAAAAATGCTGGAGGACGTGTGATACGTGTAGTGCGCGGAGCAGAGCCTGCCTGGTACTCTGCGGCTGTGAGTGTTAATCGTGGCGCCAACGGCAATTCAACTTGGGCATTAAGTCATCGCAAGTTAGAGAAGCTGGCAATTCATGCGTCAGAAACTGCCTGGGTGGGCACTGAGTTTGATGCTGTGTTAGACAACAATGGCACTCTGGATGACCTGTACCAACAAGTCAAAACACTAGCAAATACCTAACGGTCAACTTGCAGATCGCCTTGTGCCCATGGCAAGTCCATGCGTTTGACTTCTTCAACACAATTCAAACAAATTGTTCTGAGATTTGTGAGAGCAGTATTTTTCATGTTGCCATCCACATGATAAACCAGTAGTTGACTTGCATACCTTGATTTGAAGCCACATCGATCGCATGTGGCTTTTTTCTTGTACCCTGCACGTTTCCACAATGCTTCTGGTGTAGGTATTTTCTTCTTGCGTCTAATACAATGATCACACAGCTTTCTATACTGTGTTTTATTCTCAGTATGGTATGCAACTGCCCTAAATCTTTGGTTGCAACTCAAGCACATTGGTCTAATCATACTGATATTTATGAGCAAACCTACTGAGTAGGGCTCAGCAACCACCGGTGTTTTGGGCTTCTACGATAAATATCTATAAGTTTTAAAAGGAGCCACCATGGCACTAGTTTCACCAGGCGTACAAGTCTCTATCATTGATGAAAGCAATTACATTTCATCAGCTACTAATTCAGTACCGTATTTCTTAATTGCAACGGCGCAGAATAAAGTTTCAGGTTCGGGTGTTGGCGTAGCCGCTGGCACTACCGCAGCCAATGCTAACAAGGCTTATTTAATCACCAGTCAACGTGATTTAACTGCTACATTTGGCAATCCGTTCTTCTACAAGACCACAACTGGTACTCCAATCAATGGATACGAACTCAATGAATATGGACTGCTTGCTGCTTACTCTGCAATGGGCATTACCAATCGTGCGTATATACAACGTTGCGACATTGATCTAACTGAACTCACAGCTTCTTTAGTGCGTCCCACCGGTGAACCAAACAATGGTGAATTTTGGCTGGATACTGCTAACACATTGTGGGGAATTTTTGAATGGAATTCAACCACTGCGGCATTTACCAATCAAGTGCCTGGAGTGATTACTGATACTACTGAATTGGTAGCAGATATTCCTTCTACCAGCTATGGTAGCATTGGTGATTATGCTGTGGTTGCAACCAACACAGCCAATCCTATCTATTATAAAAATGGGGCAGCCACCACTACTCAAACTACTGCTAGTGTATTGTACGGGTTGTATAACACCTGGGTACTAGTTGGCAGTAACGATTGGAAATTGAGCTGGCCTACTGTGATTGGTCAAAATGCAGTTGTGTCAGATTTAACTGCCGCTANTACTATTGTGATCAATGGCACCTCGGTGGTTGTGCCTGCATCACCNANCAATGACATTGCTGGACTAAGTGCAGCCATNAATTCNGCTGCCATTGACGGGGTGTACTCGGCTGTGATTGATAACAAATTGCAATTGTTTGCAGATGCTACTGCTACTGCCGACGGCTCTACTGCAAATGATGGACTTGTTGTGATATCTGGTGTTGGTAGCACCGCAGGACTGTTGACCACGTTGGGTCTCACAGCGGACAAAACTTACTATGCACCTACTTTACAACAAAGTCCTAACTACACAGTTCCACGTTGGAGAACAACTGATGAACAGCCTCGCCCAACAGGATCAGTTTGGAACAAAATAACTGCTTCTAACCTTGGCACATCAATAGTTGTGAAGAAATACTCAACTCCGTTGGGTGCGTTTGTTCAACAAACAGCATTGGTTTATGCCAATGACTGGTCAGCAAATGCATCACTAGATGCATCAGGTGGCGGCAAAAATATTCCAGCTGGAACAACGTATACTCAATACAATGTAAGTCCAGAAGACAGTGGTGACATTCAATATCCTTATAACAACACTTATACTTTGCAAGTGTTTGAACGTTTGAATCTTGGATCAACTGTTGTGACAGGCAATGATGATACTCCGGTATTTGTAAACGGTAACACATTTACCATTCAAACATCTACTGCTAACAGTACTACATTAACTACTCCGGTTACAGTTACCTTAGGTGGAACCACTGTTGCTGCTTTTATACAAGCAGTTAGTGCCGCCAACGTGGCTGGTGTAAGTGCTTCTGTGAACAGCGACGGATACATTGTGTTTACACAAAGCATCGGTGGCGTGATTGTATTGCAAAATGTAACAGGATCTCCAGTTGCAAATGCAGGATTTGATTCTTCTGTAACTGGTTGCAGAAGTTCAGTAATTGACGACGAAGATCAACTGTTGCTGAGCGGATGGGTTGCATTAGATTACACTGCAAGCTCAACAGCAATTGATCAAGATCCTGCAGATGGGCGTTACTGGTATTATTCAGCTACCAACCAGGTTGATATCATGATTCAAAGTGGCACAGGTTGGCTGGGTTACAGAAACGAAACCAACGATGTACGTGGCGACAATCTCAGTTTAACTGATCCAAACGGTCCGCAAATCAGCGCCAGTGCTCCGACCACACAAAGTGATGGCACAACTGACCTGGCCTATGGTGACTTGTGGATTGATACTAGCAATTTAGAAATCTATCCTGTGATCAATCGTTGGTCTAATGTGGAGGGAGTTGATCAGTGGGTAACACTTGACAATACCGATCAAACCACAGAAAATGGTGTGTTGTTTGCAGATGCTCGTTGGAGTTCTACAGGCACAGTGGATCCTATTACCGGTGCACTGCCAACAATCAAGAGTTTGCTAACTAGTGATTATCTAGATGTTGATGCTCCTGACTATACCTTGTATCCATCAGGAATGTTGGTGTTTAACACACGTCGTTCTGGATTTAACGTTAAGTCATTCCAGACTGATTATTTTAATGCAGCTGACTTTGCATATGACACATACAGCGCCAGTACTCAATATGCCATTGGTGACGCAGTGTTGTACAACACAGTATTGTATGTGGCAGTTGCTGTGCCGCCAACAGGAACAGCGCCTTCAAACACAGCATACTGGGATCCATTGCAAACCAATTCATGGGTCACTGCCAGTGGCAACAAAGACAACGGCGCACCAAACATGGGCCGCTTTGCTCAACGTGCTTTGATTGTGGCAGCATTAAAGTCAGGTATTGATACCAGTGTTACCATTAGAGAAGAACAAGTGCAATTTAACTTGATTGCATGTACTGCCTACCCAGAGTTGATTACCAACATGGTAGCACTCAGCAATGAAAGAAACAACACTGCATTTGTTGTTGGTGACACACCAATGCGTTTGCCGGGCACTGGTACCGACATTGCGTCATGGGCAACCAACAACGCCGGTGATGGATATATTACAGGTGACGGCCTAGTAACAAGTTCACCATACTTGGGTGTGTTCTGGCCAAGTTGCCGAACTGTTGACCTAAGCGGTAGCAGTGTGGTTACAGCACCAAGTCACATGATGGTTAGAACAATCATCCGCAGTGACGAAGTGAGCTATCCATGGTTGGCACCTGCTGGTACACGTCGTGGTGTTATTGACAATGCAGACGCAATTGGTTATATCAACGGACAAACTGGTGAGTTTGTTACCATTGGCGTGAATCAAGGCCTACGTGATGTGTTGTATGTGAATGACATCAACCCAATTACGTTTGTGCCAGGCGTAGGCATCACAAACTTTGGTAACAAAACAGTGTATGCTCCAACCACATCACTGGATCGTATCAACGTTGCACGATTGGTATGTTTTATCAGATCAAGACTTGAAGAAATTGGAAAACAATTCTTGTTTGAACCAAACGATCAAATTACCAGAGATGAAATTAAAAATTCTGTAAATGGTCTAATGATTGACTTGATTGCCAAACGTGGTATCTATGACTTCTTGGTTGTGTGTGATGATACCAATAATACACCAGCAAGAATTGATTCCAATGAGTTGTGGGTGGACATTGCAATTGAACCAATGAAGGCTGTGGAATTCATCTATATTCCAATCCGTCTCAAGAACACTGGCGAAATTGCAGCAGGTTCAGTGGCCACTGCTCAGGCAGCTTAACGGCACCGCTAGGCAACAAAATGGGGTGGCAACACCCCATTTTTTTTGGTCTGAGATCTCATAAATAACACTATAGGAGATAACACTTATGGCCGTTGCATCATTAACAAGAATGACAGTGCCCTTGGCTAGCGATCAAAGCGCCAGCAACCAAGGGTTACTCATGCCTAAACTTAAATATCGCTTTAGAGTGATATTTGAAAACTTCGGAGTGAGTACACCCCGAACAGAATTAACAAAACAAGTCATGGACTTCAAGCGTCCTAGCTTGCAATTTGAAGATATTGAAATCCCAATCTACAACAGTAGATTGCATTTGGCTGGTCGTGCAACATGGAACGATGTCACTTGCACATTACGTGATGACGCATCTGGTGCAGTTACTCGACTAGTTGGCGAACAAGTACAGAAACAAATGGACTTCTTGGAAATGGCATCTGCTGCTTCTGGTATTGACTACAANTTNACCACACGNTTTGAAGTGCTTGACGGCGGCAATGGCGCATCAGACGCTATTGTATTGGAAACATGGGAATTGTATGGTTGCTATTTGCAACAGGCCGATTACGGCGACATGGCATACAGCTCAAATGATCCTGCCACAATTGCAATGACCATCAAGTATGACAATGCCAATCAAACACCTAACGGTACTGGTATTGGCACAGTTGTTGCTCGCACAGTAAATGACGTTGTAACGGGATAATCTTTTATGGCCTTTGGGCAAGATTTTCTCAAAGGATTTTTTGGTGGGCAAGGTCTTAAAGATTATGCCCACGCTTCAAAAACGTTCCTTACAAATGGATATGAACTTGCTCCTCGGAACAAGTTCTTATTCCACGTATACTTCAACATCAACACCAGCGAAGTTCCTACACTAGCAGCAGTGTTTCCTGAAGGTGATAAAAGTTCATTGAGCTTGTTGGTCAAAACAATTCAATTGCCATCATACTCAATTGATACTGAAACACTAAATCAATACAATCGCAAACGTGTGATACAAAAGAAAATCAACTACCAGCCGGTACAGGTTGAATTCCATGATGACGGTGGCGACATCAGTCGCAACATGTGGTACAATTACTACAGTTACTACTACAAAGATTCCAATCAACAATACGGTTCAGCCAGCAATCAAAATGGCAGTATAGGTTCAGTGGCCAACGAACCTGGATTTGCCTACGGCGTTAGAGACATCTATGCCAACAATCGCACAGTCAACGACTGGGGATTCATTGGCGAAGCATACAACCAAGGCAATGCTGGTGGTCCCGGCGTGGGGTCAGGTGGCAATCAGTCATCGGGCAAGCCACCATTTTTTAGAGACATTACCATATACGGCATGGACCAACACAAGTTTGCCAGTTATGTACTGATCAATCCATTGATCAAAACATGGGATCATGACACCTATAGCTATGCCGAAAGCGGCGGTATTATGAGCAACAAAATGACCATTGAATACGAAACTGTAAAATACTATTCAGGTGCAATTGGTGGATCAAGACCAGATACCAATGTGAAAGGTTTTGCAGATCCAGCACACTATGACAACATCAGATCAAGTTTGGCACGCCCAGGCTCCACTAGATCAGTACTGGGCCAAGGCGGCTTGTTAGATGCAGGCGTGGGCATTGTGGAAGATTTGCAAAGTGGCGGCGTGGCCGGCATCATTGGTGCAATACAAAAGGGTGGAACAGCCGTCAACACATTCAAAGGTGTGAATCTTCGAAGTGTGGTCAATGAAGAAGCCAACATCGGACTCAAAAGTGCAATTAGAAACAGCATACCGGCTGCTGTTCGTCAGCAACCAGGCGGATCAGGCGGCTTTGTGTTTCCTAGATCACCAGGAAGATAATCATGGGCGGCTCAGTCAACGTTGTTAATCCAGGCACAGATCTTACTGTTAGAATTTTTGACAGTTTTTATGAATACGAACAGTTTGTAAATGCCGAAGAGTATGATGTAGTATACAGCTATCTCAAGAGCGTGTTTACAACTGATCAAGCAGCTGGTAATTTCACAGTGGCGCTGTTTAGAATTGCCAATGAAACTAGAACCAATGTACTTACAGTATTGGCATCTCTAGAAGGCCAAGACTCAATCACTCTAACACAAACCCTGTGTTACTATCTCAACAGCATGAGAAATGCCAGCACCTTGTTGGGGTTTGGTGCATCGGTTACTTCTAACTATTACACTGCAAGAAACGTGTTATCATGAGCCGCTGGGCAAACGGAATATACGCTCTCACCAATCCAGACAAGTATGTGGGCAAAGGCCAACCTAGATATCGATCAGGTTGGGAACATGCATTTTTTAGATTCTGCGACAACAACAATTTTGTACTGCAATGGGCCAGTGAAAGCATTGCAATACCCTACAGAAATCCTCTTACAGGCAAAATGAGTCAGTACATACCTGACATCCTGATGACCTACAAAACCAAAGACAACAAAGTAAAAGCAGAGTTGATTGAAATCAAACCCAAAAAACAAAGTGTGATTGAATCCAACATGAGCACAAGAGAACGTGCTGTTGTGGCCATAAACTATGCCAAATGGGCAGCAGCGCAAGCCTGGTGCAAAAAGAACGGGCTGGTATTCCGAGTAATAACCGAAGATCAAATGTTCCACAAAGGCGGCAAATAGCCCACTGTGGTTGTTTTCTGAGTAAATACGGTATGCGTAAATTAGAAGAACTATTTGACCTTCCGTCTGACGACCCCGTTCAGTCTGAACAGCCGACCATTGAGCAGACACAATCATACATAGCCGAAGTAAATTCTACCATGGAAAAGATAGATGCAGCTTTGCCCATGGTAAAAAGTCTCGAAGCCAGTGACCAAGAAATGGATGCACTGGCGCAAAAAGCCACAGACAGCTTTGATAACTTGATGGACTTGGGCTACAATGTAGACAGCCGTTTTGCTGCTGAAATATTTGCTGTGGCTGGTGCCATGTTGGGACATGCTCTCACTGCCAAAACTGCCAAGCTAAACAAAAAATTAAAAATGATTGACCTGCAATTGAAAAAAGCTCGACTGGATCAAACAGCAGGAGACGGCACTATACCCACCCATACAGGCCAAGGTCATGTGTTAGATCGCAATGAAATCTTGGAAAGACTCATTGGTGATAGAAGAACAAACAGTAAAAAAGAATAAATATCACATAGGATATCCATATGAAAACATTTCATCAGTACATAGTAGAAAGCGAACGCACATACAACTACAGGATCAAAATCTTAGGGGATGTGCCTGCAGGATTTGTTAAAAATCTTGAAGAAAAAATGGCGCAATTTGACGTTGTCAGTGTGTCACGTCCAAAGACCACACCAGTGCAAAAACTTATCAAAGATTTTCCTGGTGCAGAAAATCAAAGCATGACATTTGTTGATGTTAATTTTCGATATCCTGCAATTGAACCACAAATCAAACAGTTAGCACAGCTATTGGGATTTGACCCCAATCACATTGCCATGCAAACCCGTGAATATGACGAAAGCATCAGCAACGAAATATCCAGCATTGAAGCACAGAACAAAGACCTGTTGGCCAACACTGACTATCCAGCACCTACTGCTGAACAACGAGCACTAAAGAAAGACTATTCCATTGGTCCATACGATCATGCTGTGTTGAAAAATGCCTACCGAAGTGACTTTACTGTTGCTGGTGGCAAGACTCCCCCTGCCAAGACTACCAATGAGATTCCCCAGGGCAACAAAAGCCCTATGACCACGATCAAACGTCAACCCAAACCAGCCACTGGCGCACACCCAAAGGGCTGAGGTAAATATAGGTGCAGTTCGCGGGACGGTAATCCCCAACTGCTCTAACGCTTGAAGGAGCAATCAGCATGCCTACTTATCATCTTAAAGATCATAGACGATCTTACAAAATCCACAATGGCCCAATTCCAAAAGACTCAAGTGGTAGAACTTACGAAATACATCACAAAGATGGAGATCATACCAATAATGATCCGCTGAATCTAGTGGCGCTCACTATACAAGAGCATTATGATATACATTATGCACAGGGTGATTATGGAGCGTGTGCTCGGATATTTTCAAGAATGAATAAAAACCCACAAGAAATATCAAAAGAAGCAAGTAGATTACAAAAGTTATTAGTTGAGCAAGGTAAGCACCAATTTCAAAGTAAAGAATTTGTAGAGAACTATGTTAGGCCAACTAATACTAAACGAGTTGCCAATGGCACACATAACTTGCAGAAACGGTCTGATGGAACAAGCCTAGCATCAGATTTACACGCCGCAGGCAAGGGCTCCTCGGATCCCAAAGTACAAGAAAAAATCAGACAAGCATCTTTGCGTCAGTTAGCCGCTGGTAAATGCGTATTTGTTGGGCCTGCTAACAATTTAAAAAGAGTAGTAAACGGAAACCATCCATCCCAAATTAAAAAAACATGTCCGCATTGTAATAAAATTTGTGATACTGCAAACTACTCCAAGTGGCATGGCGATAAGTGCAAACTATCTAAAAGCGTATAAATAATCATATTAATTAGGAATCTAACATGGACAATTTCTTCTACAATCTCAATGATAAACTGAACGCCATTCGCGAAACGCCAGAAACCACACACAAGCAATTGAACGAGCGTGACATGAGCCGTGCTGCCAAGGGCTATGAAAAATACGGCAAAGAAGGCATGGAAGCATTGGCCAAAGCTGGCCGTGAAGGCAAAGCATTGGATCCTGTTCGCAACAGATATGACAAATACGACAATACAGAAGTGGATGAAGGCATGGGAGACATGGCCCGTAAAGTTGGCGGTATGGCCAAGAAAGTTGGCAGCGCGGCGCTAAACAAATTGGGCCATGGTGACGATGCTGAAATGATGCGTGACCTGCAACGTAAGATGGGTGTGCCACAAACAGGCAAGAAGCCAGAACAAAAAACAACCGAAGCTGCCAAATACCGTGACCCCAAGTATAAAGACAAATTGTACACAGTAGAACCACTAGACTACACCTACGGCCCTGACGCCGATGAGCTCTATTATAATCCAAAACCTGATGACTATGAAGGTAGAAAACGCAAAATAGGCGGCAGCGAATTTGACCACAACGATCCACTACGCAAGGGCTTTGGGCGCGGCGGCAGCGGCAGTCCTGTAGAAAAAGGACCAAGAAAAGGCTTGCCCTTACGTAGTCAAGTCTCCAGTCTCAAAGGCAGTATAAAAGCCGCACAAGGTACACATGCAGAACCCAATCTGCCAGAGGCCGGAGCGTCAATGACACCTAAGCAAAAGTCATTTGCCAAACTAGCTCCTCCTGCAAACAAAATTACTTTTGCCGACAAGATTGCCGGCGCCAAGAAAGAAGTTGACGAAATGCTGGGTGATGTGGCTGCTGAAGCCATCAAAGGTGCATTGAGTGGCGGCCAGAAAAA